GCTGCTTGGTGGCGAACGCCCAGCGCCATTGTTTCTTGCTGCGGAAACCACGGTAGTTGTGGCTGTGCCTACCCGGCATCTCAGCTCCTCGTCTGGAAGTCGACGAAGTCTTCCCGGCGCAGCGGCCAGCGCACCGATATCATGTCCGGGTGGTCCCGGATCGACATGGTCGGCTGGCCCAGATCGCCGTCGGTGACCCGGATGATCCGGGTCTTGTCTCGGTTCGGAAACAAGAACTCCAACTCGGCCCTATTGTTGTGCACCAGCACCCGGCCGGCATAGCTGACCAGTTGGCCTGTGTGCACCCCCATCATCGCGTAGCGGCTCACACGTACACCTCCGCTGCCGCAACCCAACTCATCACGAAGTCGAAGTTGTAGACCGCGAACTGGCTCGGGTCGGACGGGATGCGGCGGGGCTGGCTGACCGGGTAGACCGAACGGACCAGGGCCGCGCCATACCCGGCCGGCATGGTCAGGAGTGTCGCCGCGGCGGCTGGTCGGCGGTTGTAGGTTGCCGCCAGCACCTTCATCGCGTTCTGATGGGCGTGCCCCCACGGCGGTTTGGTGCTGCCGGGGGTGACCGCGAAGCAGTTGATCGAAATCACCGGCTGGTTGACCGCCAGCTCGATGTCGGGCGACCCGCCGACCTGCATGATCTGGTAGAACTCGTCGTCCACCCACGACGTGTAGTCGGGCAGGGTGGTCGCCACCTTCGACGACGTGATGCCGCTGACCGCAGCGTCCAGCCAGGCGATCGCCACCAGCTCGTCGTTGGGGATCAGGGCCATCAGCGATCTGCCAGGTTAGCGCGGGACTTGACCACCCAGGGCGGGATTGCGCGTCTGCGGTACGCCGCCGGCCGCAGGAACGGCTGGGCGCGCGTGCCGGGGTGGTGGGCGGTAAACCCGAGCCCGAAGGCGTTCGGGATGTCGTGGGGGCGCGTGCCGTACTCGACGTAGGCCGGTGCGTCGGCGTTGGGCGGCATGCCGGCCCCGATCGCGACCACTCGCCGATTGTCTGGGGTGACCACGATGCCGTGGTGCTTCAAGAATCCAGTGTCGCGGGGAGCGTACCGCCGGGCATCGGTGGCCACGGCGTCAGCCAGCCAAGCGCGCAGGTCGCCTTCGATCGCGTCGATGTGTGCCTCGGCGAGTGGGCTCTCGACGTATTCGCGGAATGCCATCTGCAGCCCTCCCGTCTACCGAGCGGACGTGTCCGACCCTGATGCGGTCTACCCGCGGGTCTGGCTCGATTGTACAGGATGGCCTGTCGGACTAGAACTGGCGCGAGGTCACGTGGTCTTGCTCAACTGGATCACAATGTCCGGCCGGTGGGCCGGCGAGCCGGGGTTGGCGTTCAGATCCACGATCTGGTAGATCGCGTCGTCCGCCTCGTCTTGGATCCGGTCATCCTTGCGCACATCGGTGCCAGAAGTCAGCCTGCAGATGTGGGTGCGCACCACCCGGGTCGCCCCCTCGGCGGGCAGGTAAGTGCGGCGGCCGACTTCAATCAGCGACGCGGGCAGGGAAGCCAGACTGGCCGAGGCCGCGGCGGTGCCATCGACGGTGTCGCCGAACCCGTTGGTCGTGGTGCCGCGCAGGATCGTCACTCTGGTGTTGGCCCGCGCGATCACAGCCGAATCCATTGGCGGTTGTCGTCAGCGACCGCCGAGTCGCGGTTGCCGACATCCTCGTAGTCGTCGGCCCCGTAGCGCTTGCGAACCCGCAGTGGCTTCTGCACCCAGGTCAGCCGTCGCAGGCAACGGGTGGCCAGCGGAGCGTAGAGGGCAGCGTTTTCGTGGGCCGGGGTGTGACTGTGTCCGTCCTGGCTGACCGAGTCCACGTCGACATTCAGGTACAGGTCCGGGTGGTATCGCATCCAGGCGGTCTGGTAGGCCACGGCTCGATTCAGCAGGCGCAGGTTGCGGGGCGATTCGATCACCGCGTCGAAGGTTACACCGGCAGCGATCTCGATCAGGTCCTGGGCGCGGATCAGCTCCGCGTCGGTGACCGCGACCTCACCGGTAAAGGTGGTCACGTCGTCCGCAGTAGCCCAGGCGTCGACCATCAGCGCACCTCTTGCCTGTTCCGACCCAGCGACACTTCGTACACCGCGTAGTGCTTGTCGCCTTCGTCCTGATATGAGACCCGATGGGCATGGCCGCGGATCACATGCCCGGCGCGGATCGCTGCGTTCTCGGTGGAGCGCAGGAACTGCTCGTGCATTTCGGTCGGAATCACGCCACGGGGGCACTCGTACCGCACCCGATGGACCGTCCGGTTGACCGGCAGGACCTCCGGCTCCTCTTCCCGATGGGGATCGGGTTCGACGTAGGCGACCGGCGCGACGGCCTGCTCCTGCACCTCGTCGTCCAGCCCTGCCTCGGCCAGCAGGTCGGGTTCCTGCCCGTCCTGTTGGGCCTTCGCCGCATCGGCACCCTCCAGACGGGCGACCAGCTCGGCGTTCGTGCCCGACACGTTCAGATTGCGGCTCAGACACAGCTCGCGGAGCTGGTCCTTCAGCATGTTGTCGTACTGACCCACGTCTATCCTCCCGCGTCCGGCCTTTACCGGACCAGACTAGCAGACGGCACGGGGGCCGCCGATGGGGGTGAAAGGCCAAAAGCCCCCACCAGCAGCCCCCTGCTGAGGATCCGACGAGGTTAGTCGGTCAGGCGCTCCAGCACCGCGTGGGCTGCCTCGTGCAGAACCACGAACCCGCGGCGGGTGCGGAACTTGATCGCGTAGTCGTCGGTGTCGTCCTGCGCCCGCGCGTCGTCGGTCAGCGTCTCCGGGCCGGACCGGTCACCCCGGGCGATGTACCGCGTGTTCACGTAGAACAGCAGGTCCGCGCCGGTCGGGGTACCGCTCATCACCGTTGGCGAGAGCTTGCTGCCACGGCTCCAGACGATCGGGGTGTTGAACAGCAGGTCCGGGGTGCCGTTGCCGGGCAGCCCGCCACCGAACGCCCCCATGCCCGTGAAGGCGGTGCCCGGCTGGAAGATCGGGGCACCCTGGGCGTCCATGGTCAGACGCAGCTTGTCGCGCCAGCCCGGGTGGGCGATGACGATCATGTCGGCCGGCGACCAGTACTTGCCGCGCTCGACCTTCTCGAAGGTGGCCGACAGCTTCTCGTACAGCGACGTACCGTCCGGGGTGGAGGCGATCTTCGGGAAGTCGTCATCCCACAGCAGGTAGTTCGCATCGGCCGAATAGCCGGTGTCGGTGTTGGACACCCGCAGTGCCCGGTACAGCGAGGTGAACGGGACGGTACCGCCGTTGGAAGCCGCGGACACAGCCAGGCAGCCGTTGTCGAACGTGTCGGCGTAGCTGATCGCCCAGTCCAGGCCCTTGGTCCGGATCACGTCCATGCGCGTGCTGGCGTCGGCCAGGTCGTCCTCGTCGATCTTGAATCGAGCGATGAACCGACGCGCGGTGATCGTGACCTCGTCGTTGACCGAGGCGTCGTCGGTGTAGGTCGTACCGGACGAGACGGTGATGCCGGCCGAGCGCGGGATCGACTTGGTCTTGGATCGCATCGGCACACGCTTGGCGAACCGCTCGACCGCCGACTCCATCAGGACCCGCTGCACGACCTCGGAGTCGTACTCGATCGGGATCCAGTCGTCGACGTTGGCGATCGCGCCACCGCCGTGCGAGTACAGGGGCGTACCGTCGGGCTGGAACCCAATGATGCTGCCCGCAGGCAGGTTGAAATCGAACTCGTCGTCGGGGCCGACGAGCCACTCGGGCTGACGCCCGCGAACCAGCGTATCCACGCCAATAGCTCCTTCCCGCATACGCGAGATCGACTCGTGTCAAAGGTCGCTCATCGCGAGCGGGATGCCCATCACGGGCTTTAAACAGGCCCATGTGTCCTGCACTGACGGCGTCTGCGATCATCTCGAACCCGACCAGACCCCTCGGCGCATATTGTAGCACGCCCCCGCGCGGATCTACGCTGGTTTCATGGCCAGGTTGACCGCCGCGGCCAGGCGCCGCTTACCCGCTAACGCTTTCGTCTTCCCGAAATCGCGCAAGTACCCAATCCACGATAGGTCTCACGCTCGCAACGCACTGAGTCGAGTGTCTGCCCATGGTACAGCCGCCCAGAAGGCCAGAGTGCGGGCCGCAGTCCGGGCGCGCTACCCGGGCATTGGGCGCAGGCGAAAGCACCGCCGCTGATTATCCGTCCGACCGATGCCGGACATCGGCCGGTGGTACAATGCGAAAGTCACACGCAGCTCGCCGCCGAAAGGACCGCCGTGGCCCACGAACTGCAGGACGACCCCACCGTAGCGCTCCAGGTCGCAGCCCAGCTCTATGCCGCCAGCGGCCGGTTCAAGCAGGTCGCTTGTGTCGACGGCGACGCCGAGGCGCTGCTGCGGGTCGTGGAGGCAGCCGATTTCTTCGTTTCCTGGCTGCGTCGACCAGTTCGACTCGAAATCGAGCTGATCCAGATCGAAGAGCAAGAGACTGGGGAACTCGTCGTAGGTCCCCCAAACCCAGGAGGCAACAACGTGACGACGATTGACACCAGTCAGCAGGTGCGTTACGCCCTGTCGGCGAAGGACGACCGTGGTTTCCCGGTCGACGCGACCCTGCAGGTGAAGGTGGAACCGGCCGGTGCGGTCGACGCCGAGATCCTGGAGGCCACCTCCGGGACCGCATCCGGTCGCGACGAGCTGCTGGTCAAGGCCAACACGACCGGTCCCGGCTCGGCCCTGGTGACCGTGTTCGACCCGGCCAACGAGACCACGATCTTCGGCTCCGATTCGGTCGACGTGGTCGCAGGCGGCGTGGCCACGGTCGTGCTGGAATCCCCGCAGATCGAGGAGCAGCCCGAGCCCCCGCCCACCCCGGAGCCCGAGCCGGAACCGGAGCCGGAGCCCGTTCCGTAGTCGTGCGAAAGCACAGGCCCTAGGGTATAGAGACGCCCCGCACCAAGACCGGACCACCGGCTAGTGCGGGGCGTCTCGCTGTCCGCTAATGGCGTCCGGTGAGCCGGTCGATGGCCTGTTGCTCCCAGGTCGGTCGGGTCGGGGGCTTCGGGGGCTTGCGCCCGCCATCGACGTCGTCACCCCCCGATCGAGGTCGCCCGTTGCGCGGCCGGAACCACGCCGGGATCTCATCCTGCAGCGACTTGACCGCCTCGGCTGCACCTTCGATCTTGAATTCGTCGCCGTCCTCGACCACTCTGACCAAGCTCAAGTCAACCACTCGCAGCGCCGCGTCGGCGGTGCCAGTGAAACCGGCTTTGGTCAGTGCAGTCTCGACCGCGGCCCGCCGCACGAACTCCGACAGTTTATTGTGGCGGCCATCCCACTCAGCCTGACGCTCCTCCAATGCGGCCTGGTGCTTCTCGTCCTCCAACGCGATCAGGCGCTCAACTTCGCTCTGGTCGGCAGGGGCAGCGGATGCGGCGACGGGGGCCTTCTGGCCGGTCTGCTTGTCTACCCCGAGTCCAGACAGCCACGAGTCCAGGTCGTCGATCCCGTGGGTCTCCATGAACTGTTGAACGTGTCGGCGCTTGGCCAGTTCGGAGTTGTTGCGCCGAGTGCTCTCACGCAGCCTGACAACCTCAGTCATCAGGGCTTCGTAAGTCGGCCGGTCGTCGACCGGCTCTGGCGGGGTCTGCTGCGGTGGCTGGTCGGGCGGCGTGGCCCTTAGCTGCGGGTTGGTGTCGAACTCGTCTGGCTCAGTGTCGTCGCCGTCGTCAGCGACGATCGTCACGCGTTCGGTCATCTCGACCTCTCCGGCCCATCACGGGCCTATGTGAACTGCCCGGACGCCTTCTCATCCCAAGTGACGCCGGTATCGGACTCGATTGCCTCCAGGTAATCGAGCCACTCTTGGTACTGCTCGTCGTCGGGCCGCAGCTCGTCGAACCCAACCCCGACTGCCGCTGCATCGACAGTCTCGGCCCGCTTCGGGACCATCACGGCCCCATCGGACCTGCGGTATGGCTCCAGGTTCAACTCGATCGCCTCTGCAGTCGGGTCTTGCGCTTCCCCGATTTTAGCTCCTTGTGTAGGCGGTCGAAGTAGTCGTTAATCTCGAACGCCACGTCGTATGGGATGTCGTACTGGCGCGACAGGGCGTGCACCCGCCAGGTCACGGCGCGCAGGTCGGCCCGACCCGGCACTTTCGACGGCTTGCCGGTCGGCCACTGCATCGGCGTACCCGCCACGACCGGGGTGTGCTCGCTGTACAGCACGGGAGCG